CAATTATTCGGCCCGGATGGTCGAGAGGGCCCGCCGCCGCCGCGGTGAGCTCTTGCCGGAGGAAATGCCATCGGATGAGGTGCTCGAGCAGCTGCGCAGGGGCTGGATCGAGGGCCAGACCGTTGCCGCCATGGCCCGGGAGTTCGCCATCCCCTCAGCCATCGTTTCTGGTGCCCTGAAGCGATCTGGGATTCTGGTGAAACGTGGCCCCAACCCCCAACTGCCTGCGCCAGGCCGCGGCCTCCCTGCCACCTCGCGGAAGGCCGCTGTTACAGGTTCCTAACCTTTGAGCAGGAGGAACCCCGGGGTGGCGAAAAAGAAAGCCGGGGCCAGCCCAAAGCCTGCGCGAGATCGCACCCTCTCCAGGGCAGCAGAACGCAACTACCGGGTCCATGCCCTGCTGGGCATGGCGGTGAAGCAGGGCTTCGGGCCGAAAGATTTGATGGACGTGGCTATTCGGGGCTGGCGGGTCAGCCCTGCCGTTGCCTCGAAGCTGGTCGGCGAGGCCTACGAGCTGGCGATCACCAGCACCAGCCTCTACGACAAACTGCGCCTGTCCTCGATCCAGCTCAGCCGGATGGAAGACCTCCTAAAGAGGGCCATCACCAGCAAGCAGTTGGGTGTTGCCCTGGGGGTGAACCGCGAGATCAACCAACTGATCCTCACCATCGAGCGGTTTGAGAAGGCGCTGGAGGAGGGCGGCGACGGCGGCGCTGGGGCTGATTCCCTGACACCAGAGGAGCAGGAGGCAGAGGACCGGGCCGGTGACTTCTAATGGACTGGGACGACGAGGCCTGGGCTGAATACGACGCCCAGCTCCGCAGCCAGACCTCCCGTTACAGCTGGCCCCGGACGGGTCCCGCCGGGCTGCACATCCCCCGGAAGCAGACGGTTCTTCGCCCCCTGCTGCAGTACGCCCCCCGCCGGGGGCTTTTCACCCAGGCCCAAGCGGTGCAGCCATGGGACCAGCTCCCGAAGCGCTGGCCCGACTTCGCCGCCCGGACCTACATCGCATCGCAGGGGAAGTTCCTCCCCTTCCTGGCCTGGGACTACCAGCTGGACCTGATCAGGACGATCCGGGCCCACCAGAACACCTACGTGCTCAAGAGCCGCCAGACCGGTGTTTCCGAGACGATCATCAGCTACATGCTCCAGCAGGCCATCCAACGGCCGGCGTGGGTCGGGATCATCTTCAGCAAGACCGGGGAAGACGCAAGCGAGCTGGCGGCAAGGATTAAGGGCCAGGCCGCCTCCCTGGGCTCCGCCTGCCCGCCCCTGCCGAAGGACAGCGCCCGGAAGCTGGTCTTTCAGGGCCGCGGCTCCCTGCACTTCCTGCCCCCCACTGAGCGGGCCGCCCGAGGCATCCCCAGCGCCTCCATGGTGCTTTTCGATGAGGGGGCCTTCATCGAGAAGCTCGCGGGCATCGAGACCGGCGCCATGCCGACCCTGAAGATGCTCGGCAGCAGGGCCCGTGCCGTCTGGGTCTCCACTCCCAACGGCCGAAGCGGACGCTTCCACGAACACTGGAGCACCGACCACGGCGAGGTGCAGGTGGGGGAGGCCACCGTCAACGGCATCCCCACCCTGCAGTGCAGCCCTGATCGTGAGTTTGCCAAGGTGGCGATTCACTGGTCCCAACACCCGATCTATGCCCAGGATCCGAACTTCGCCGAGAACACCCGTCGGGCCCAACAGCTCACTGAGCAGCGCTACCGGCAGGAGTACGAGCTCGACTTCGCCGCCACTGACGCGGAGGTCTACCCGCATCACTTGATCGAAGCAGCCGAGGCCATCGGCGGCCTGCAGCTGGCCACCAGGGGCCACTCCTACGTGATCGGGATCGACCCCAACGGCTCCGGCGACGACGAATGGGTCACCACCGTGCTCGACATCACCTCCAACCCTTGGCAGGTGGTGGCGAGGTTCAACGACGCCCGCCGCAGCCGCGACTACGGCCTGCAGCGCACCGCTCGCCTGATCGACCAATACAACCCAGAGATGGTGGCGATCGAGAACAACGGCGTCGGGGCCAACGTGGGTGAGGCCCTGTCGATCCTCCGGCCCGGGGTGCCGATCGAGGAGTTCGCCACCTCCAAGCCCTCAAAAATCCGCATGACCGACCGGGTCCTGTTGTTGTTGGAGCAGGGAGAGCTGGGAATCCCCCCGGACGACATCTACGGCAAGCAGATGCGCACCTTCCGCCAAGGGGCCGACGGCAACCGGGAGGCCGCGGCCGGCTGCCACGACGACGCCGTGATGAGCCTGGCTGCAGCTTGTGAAGCCGGCGCCCGAACCCGGCCGATGATGGCCGAATGGGTCAAGATGGTGTGAACTCAGAACATCAGTACCCAATGACGACCAGATGGGCCCGGTTCCCCCTGGCCATGCCGCAGTCCAGATACCCCCTCATCCCACGTTCCTGGCAAGTGACAACCACGATCGGCGGCAAGCGCACCATCCACCAGGTGGAGGCCACCACGGCGGCGGAAGCGATCTTCGGCGCCCTCGAGCTCGGTGGGGCCAACAGCCAGCTGGTCGCATGCCTCAAGGAGGGGGAGTGGTGATGGCTGAACCCCTCTCCCCCCGCGCCCAGAAGGTGCTGAACGCTCTCAACACGGCCCCAGCGCACACAAGGTTGGTGGCCGCGGCCGTAATCCGCGCTCTGGTCGGGGAATGCGCCTACACCGCCCGCTACCACGCCGAGAACAGCGAGCTTAACGAGATGGTCATCGATGAAGCCGACGCCCTCGCCATCGCCGCCGAGTTGGAGGGGCGCGAGCCATGACCCTCCTGGACGTTCACCACGGATTGCTGACCGCCAGCGCCGTGGTGCAGGCATTCACGGGAATTGTGGTGCGGCTCTGGCTGGCCTGCCTTGCCTGGCACATGCTTTTCGGATCCGGCCTGGAATGGGGCTGGTTCCGTCGACCCCAGCTTCACGGGAAGCCCGTGATGGCGGTTCGGGTCTCGGTGACGTTCTTCCCTGAAGCAGGCAGGTTCAGGGGCTTGCCCTTGATTCCAAGGCGTGAGCCCTACGAGTGGATGTGGTGCTGGATGTGGTTCCAGGTCAGGTGGGACTGGATCACATGATCCACCCCCACCTCGACGCCGCCCCGCCCGTCCTGCTACTTGTGCGTTACAGTGTGGGCATCGGGGAGAGACAACCCCGCAAGGCGCCACCCACGCGCCAAATCGGCCCCAGCAGTCCGGTGCCCGCCAGCCGGCTACAGGCGTTAAACCGAGCCGATCCGCCCCCAGTAGTCAGGGGGCACACAAAGCATTTCCCCATCGCTCCCCAGCAATGAACCGTCCCTCCATCACCGCCCAGATCGCCGCTCAAGCGGCTGTCTGTGCCCACCTGGGCACTGATCTCACCATGGCCAGGGCCAAGGGCCTCAACATCCGCTGGCGCGGAATGGAGTCCAGTGACCACGTGGTCACTGTCGGCGCCAAGCGCGCCTATCGGGTTGATCTGGTGATCAATAGCGTGCAGCTTCGCGTTGGCACCATCCCCGAGTGCTGCAGGGGCATTCTCTGACCACCACGCCCCGCCGAGGCCTACCCGGCAACCCATCCCACCGCATTCAAGCCAATGGACAATTCCCGTTCCGAGTACATTCAATCCGAAACTGACATGGGCAGGTGGACGCTTGAAAATAACCTCGCGGTCTACAGACATTGGCACGGGGAGGAAGTCCGTTACAACCGACCCGGGCTGGAAGCGGCCATCCTAAACGTTAAAAACAATCGTAATTTCTACGCAACTTATGAAGCCTATGAACGGAATTGGTTTCATTTTGAGAGGGGCCTAGGCCTTTTCAGGGCCGCCGAAGCTGCGTATCAAGCCACCTAGCCCCCAAGGCCCCGCGGGGCCTGCCCGGTAACCAAATCCACCACCAGCCATGAAAACCAGCACCCTTTCCGTCACAACCGTCTACACCGACCCCTCCATCGGCTTGACCGTCCAGGCCTGGCACAGAAACTCGTTCTCTTGGCATCTCCTTTTTCAAGTAAAGGATCAGTATTCAATGCCGCTTTATGAAACAGCGGTTTTCTATATGTACCGTAGGTTGACTGATGAGCAGCCTGCCGGCGGATGGGCCAGTCACACATGGCATCCCATCGGCCATCGCATGGTCCCCCCGTCGGCGCTGACTGCCGTAGAAGCCTGGTTAAGCGAACAAGAGGCAGCTGCCTGACCCCCACGCCCCGCCGGGGCTTGCCCGGTAACCCATCCCACAGCCCCCTGACACCATGAACCTTGAATACGGCTACATCCGCTGGCGCAGCACTCTGACCGGAAAAGAAGGCGGAGGCAATGTGCCTGTTGCCAATCCTTCTAACGAAGTAGCACTGAAGAATGCTCAGTATCCTGAATTAGAGCACTGGTCTGTGCCTGTGGCGGACTGCTTGCCCCCCATGGTGGAGATTGACGATGCCTAACCCCACCGCCGCCAATGCCGTCGACGTTTCTGATGAGTTCAGAACCCTTTGCGCCTATGCCCGCAACTACATCGAAGAGTGTGGAGATAAGGCGGAAGTTGATGAATTAGAGCGGGTCATCGCTTCTTTGTCGCGACGCCTTGCCCTTGATGCCTGACCCCACCAAATGGGCCCGTTACCGGGCCCGGCTGGCCGGCGATCTTCCCCCGGCGCCGCTGTGCCCCACCTGCAGCCGGCTGATCCGTGGTGCGGGCCGTGATGGCCTTTGCTCTCGCTGCTGGGCCGCTACGCCTGCCGGTCGGGAAGACCTCAGGCAGCGAGTTGCTCGCTCTCGTCGGCGAGCTGCAGGGGCGAGCTGATGTGTCGGGTGCGGGCTAAGCGGTAAGAGCTTCAAGCAGGCTGCCCTGCTCACTGCCGATGCACGCGGGCGAGAACCACAGCCGCTCTCGGCGACCGTTGAATCCGTTGGTGCTGTAGCCAGCTCCACTGCCTGACTTCCCCTCGGTGACGGACCAGCCGCGGGCCAGCAGGGCATCGTGCTCGGTGTCATAGCCGCAGAGGATCACCCGCAGCTCACGCGGCGCCGTGGCGCACCATTCGCGCACGGCAAGGCCCACATCGGCATCCACGTGGGCGTAGAGATCACCGGAGGTGGCATAGGGCGGATCCAGGAAGATCGCCCGCGTGCCATCGCCACCGGTGCCGCTGCGGGTGACCGATGGCTTGACCACCCGCTCCCACGATCCGCAGGTAATGCGCACGCGGCGGAGGCGATCAGCAAGCTGCCCCATGTAGGCCTCCAGCTGGCCCTTCCCTGCATCCCCCAGGTGCGGCAGCTCACGGTTCACGCCCTTCCCTGCATCCCCCAGGTGCGGCAGCTCACGGTTCACGCCCTTCCCTGCATCCCCCAGGTGCGGCAGCTTGCGGAGATGGCCATCCATTACCCGCCACGGACCAGGGCCAAACGGGTCGCCAATGCCGCAGGCCACCACGTAGAGCCACCACCCAGCCGCCTTGGCATCGTGCGCTTCAGGATCACCCTCGAGCCATGCCACCAGATCGGGCGTGCGGCGCTGCTGTAGCCAGGCCAACCGAGCGTGATAGTCGATCTCAGCCACGGGCCCCTTTGCGTGCCGGGCCACATCAGCAGGACTAAGCTGAATGGCTCGCCAGGTGTTCACCAGCCAGCCGTCTGCATCGTTCAGCGTTTCCACCCGGCGGCCGGTGAATGCAGGCCGGGCCAGCAACACTGCAGCCGATCCGGCAAACGGCTCGACATAGCCAGCGGGATCGCCGAGGGCCTGCCAGATGCGGGCGGCTGCGCGGCGCTTGCCACCGAAGTAGGGGAAGGGGGCTGCCAGAGTCATCGCTTCAGACAGAACCACCACGGCCGCCAGGCGCGCTTGGCCTGCCCCTCCTTGCTGCGCCCTCCTGCTGGACCCAGAGCGGCTTCCACCTCCACCTCCAGCTCCATGATTCGCCGGTGGGCTTTCTCCACGGTTCGTTCAAGAATTGCCTTGTCCCGGGCCAGCAGCAGTGCCTGGTGCAGCACGGCCTCAGGATTGCGCCTGAACAGATTTCGCACCATCAGTTCCTGCACCTTGAGCCGAAACTCAACCTCCTCTGTGAGCTCCGGCACTTTCCAGTCGCCCCAGCCCATTAACCGCCCCTCCGGCGCTTCGGTCGGGGCCACAGCACCCGCACCGACCGCGGGACGCCATCGCGCACTTCAATGGCCCCGGCTGCCTGTAGGTGCTTGAAATGGGCCTGGATTGTGCTGGTGCTGGCCAGCTTCCGCACCACCATCACGTCGCGGAAACTCGGCGGGATGCCGTGCTTATCGATGTAAGACCTCACGGCGTTCAGCGTGAGCTGCTGTGCTTCGCTCAGCCCGCGCTCGGTCTGGATCTTGCCTGCAGGGCCAGGGCCGTTGGCCGCTTCCGCCATGGATTCACAACGTCGTTATACCGGGATGAACTTACTCCCAACTAGCGCACCAGTGCTACGCGGCCAGTGGGAAAAGGAGCAGCTGCTGCTCGATCTCTATCTCGGTCACCAGCAGCTCCACCTGGCCCCCGCCGTGCTCTTGATCGGTGGCCATCAGGTGCTGCGCCATTGCCAGCGCTCGCTCCCACAGCCGTTCGGCAGCCAACCGGGTGATGCCCATCGCCAGGCCAGCCTCCTGGCAGGTGTGCCCGGCCAGCCGGCGCTCCATGATCTCCCGCAGATCGGGCCAGGGTTCTAGCGCCTCCAGCACTTGGGCACGCTCTGCGGCGTCCGCTGTGGTCGTCGGATCCGCTACGGAAGTGATGACGGGATCCCCCTCGCCATCGCCCATCAGGGCATCGAGCGAAACCACCTGCCGGACGGCGGCAGCCTGCCGCAGGATCCGCAGGTCGGCGGCGCTGATCTCCATCCCCTCCATTGCCTCCTGATCCGTCGGTGATCGGCCCTCACGGGCTGTGAAGGCCTCCACCCATTGGCGCAGCTGGTGCATTTTTGATGCCCGCTTCACTGGGAGTCGAATCGATCCGGAGGTGTGCACCAGCCGGGTCATCGACTGCCGGATCCACGGAACCGCATAGGTCGCGAAACTGAAGCCCCGCGTGGGGTCGTATTTCTCCGCCGCCCTGGTGAGCCCGATCGCACCCTCCTGGATCAGGTCCTGCGGCTCCAGGGCCACCACCGAGGACACCGAGAACGAGCGGGCCTGTAACGCCACCAGCAGCATGTTGCGGGCCACCATCTGCTCCCGCGCCCGCTTGCCAGCCCGCTGCACCCCCGGCGGTGCCTCCTCAGGTGCCGGATCCCAGTCCAGCCACCTCCGGATGGCCCGACCCAGCAGCACCTGCTCCTCCCGGGAGGGGATGGGCAGCCGCGCATACGAACCGAGCAGCGAATCGAGCGGGGCGCCCAATGGACTAGGGCTGATGTTCGGCCCCAGCCTATGGCGCGTAACGTCGTTGGCCAGTGATATAGCGAACTCGCCAGGCCTACCCTGGGCCTAAGCGCACTGGCCCGTGTCGATTGGTTTTCTGAGCTCCGCTGATTCCCGATCTGAGTGGCGGCTTGATGGTGCCCTTGTCAACGTGCTCACCGGCCTGGGCACCGCGAAGGACCGAAACGAAGCGATCGGCGTCAAACGCTCCCGGATCCTCTCTGAGTCTGCTGTCGATGCCCTCTATGAGCAGTCCTGGCTGATTCGCCGGATCGTGGAGAAACTCCCCCAGCAGGGCACCCGCAGCGGCTGGGACCTGTCGGTGGGGGATGAAACCTCCAGCCGCATGAAGGCCCAGCTCGATGATGTCGTGGGCTGGACCGAAAAGCTGCACCTCCGCCAGGGCCTGGCCGCGGCCGCCACCTACAGCCGCCTCTATGGCGGTGGCGCCCTGGTGTTGATCGCCGATGACCGCACGCCGATCGACAAGCCTCTGAACCTCAAGCGGCTGCGGACCATCCACGGCTTCTACCCGATTGACCGTTGGCGCCTCTACCCCGCCGCCGGCTGGTCCGGCATCGGCGAGCCGGAAAGCTACTGGTTCTGGACTCAGGCCGATCGGGAGCTGCAGAAGCTCAACGATCAGGCCGGCAGCAAGATGGTGACCAGTGCTGGCCTGGGCCTCACCGAAGCCACCCAAATTGAGATCCACAGCAGCCGGGTGATCCGCATCGAGGGGCTCCCCTGCTCCTGGCGGTCACAGCAGGAGCGGCAGTGGTGGGGGGTGTCGGTGGTCGACCTGGTCTGGGATGTTTTCAAGCGGTGGGAGACCGGCCAGCAATCGGCGGCGGACATCCTCCACGATTTCGACCTGGTGGTGCACAAGCTGCCGGGGTTGGCCAACATGCTCGCGGCCGGGGGGGAAGACAAGCTGCGCCAGCGGCTGCAGGCCAATGCCCTCGCCCGCAGCACCATCGGCGCCTACCTGCTGAACGACAACGAGGAGCTGACCAATTTCACACGCTCTGCTGCTGGCATCGCCGACATCATTTCCTCCCTCAAATCCGAGATCACTGGCGCCAGCGGTCTGCCCCACACCCTGCTCTGGGGTGAGTCGCCCTCCGGCCTAGGTGCCGATGGCAGGAGTGAACAGGCAGCGTTTGGCAATGAGGTGGCCGACTGGCAGGCCCAGCACCTCAAAGAGCCCCTGCGGCGGGTTTACGAGCTGGTGATGGCCTGCTCCGATGGCCCATGGAAAGGGAAAGCCCCCCCCGCCGACTGGGAGATCACCTTTCGGCCCACCTACACCCCTACAGAAGACGAACAGGCTGAGCTGCGGTCGAAGGTCGCCACAGCCGACGCCCAGTACATCCAGAACGGTGTGCTGCAGCCCAACGAGGTGGCCCTGGCCCGCTTCGGGAAGCCCCGCTTCAGCCTGGACACCACCCTCTTGAATCGGGAGGCCGATGGATCCATCCCGCAGCCGAAGCAGGAGGCCCCGGTGGAGTTCGGCGGCAGCCTCGAGGGCGATCCGGCGGCGGCGCCTGATGCTGCCCCTCCAGAGGAGGATCCAGCCATCACCGGCCGCGCTACCCCCGAAACCCCGCCCCGCGCCGATTCCGACGACGAACCCTGCTGCAGCGAGTGCGAGGCCCGGGCCCAGGAGCTGGCCGAGAAGATCAGCAGCAACCGGGCCCGCCGCAAGCGGCGCCGCGATGAGCAGCCCCGCAGCGATGCCGCCGGCCAGATCCATCAGATCTTCGGGGTGTCGATCCGCATGGATGGCCCCGGCATCGGCCGCCTGATGGGTCCCTACGGGCAGACCCTCCCCTACCCGGTGGCGGTGGGTCCTGATCTCAGCGGCGCCTGGGAGGTGTTCGAGCCCAGCACCGGCGCCTACCTGCTGGCCATGGGGCACCAGCACCAGCGGGGGATCCGTGATGCCATCGGCGCCGATGCCACCATCCGCCGGATCGATGGCATCGACCTTGTGGCGATGGGGGCCCTGTGTGATGCCTACCTTGCCGGGGACACCTGATGACGATCCTGCACACCGACAACTTCAGGCCTGGGGATCCGGAGGGGACGTCCTTCGAGATGTTCGAGCAGTGGCTGGAGC